TTGCTAATGTAGTAGCAGTCTTGTCTGGATTCAGACCTGATGTAGCATCAGATAGACGTGTTGTTAGCAGGAAGAAATCAGGATACTTCTCAAGGAATGCTTCTTCACCGTTGATAGGGTCAGCATTGCGCATCTTGTTTAACTCATCAGCATAGAATGTCAATGGTGTAACAGGACGTGGCTGTGTTGGGAACATAACAGATGAGAAAAAGCGTAGCATTGAAAACGCTACTGCACCATCTTCTGACTGGTCTGATAGTTCCTTTAACTCAGAGGCATTAGGTTGTCTACCCTTTGACTGTGAAAAATCAAATCGTTTCTGCAAAAGAATCATATTTGCATCTTTATTAAACTGTTCACCACTGCGTGTAAAGTAAGCCTGGAATGCCTGAGCACTACGCTTAAGTGTATTAGGCGTTAAAGGCTGTAACACATTAGACTGTGCACCAAATGGTAGGAAGAAGTCTGTAAACTTATTCTCAAAGTTATACTTCTTTGCAGTTGCATTGACAGAGAATGTAGCCAAAGGACCAGCAGAGATGATTGCTCCACCAGTAGGATTCAAAGGATTGAACCAACTAGTAGGAATGCGACCCTCCACACCAGTAAATGGCATAGCCACCTTTAGGTATTCAGTACCGAATGCATCAGTTTCTACTTCACCGACGCGTCCTGGTAGTGTAGTAACCTGTGCAGCCTTGGCAATAAAGTCTGGATTCTCTAGTGCAATCTTACCATATGCACGGTATTGCTCAATTAATGCAGGGAAGAACGCAAGAACATAGTTAATAATACCAGCATAGTTCATATCCTTGTGGAAGGAGTTCAACTTATTGCGGTATTCGCTTATGCCATACTCACGTGCAGTCTTTTCAAATAAAGATTTATCAGCATCTGTTAATCTGCGTCCCTGTGCATTAGCAATTGTTACCATGTTCTGTAACTTCTGCTGGTACTTCAGCGCGAAGTAAGGGTTGTACATAAGACGACTTGTTGGAACTGTAGATAGCCAAGCAACTGTATCCTTGAGTGTATCGCGGAATTTACCGTATGCATTACTGCGTGCCATCATATCATCTACTGCATCTGTAAGAACAATAGGACGCTGGTGTACATCTGGGTATAATTGCTTTAACTTAACTAGGTCAAGTTTGTCTTCAAGGATTAACTTACGTAATTCAGCATTAGGTGCCCATGTATCTACAACAGTCTTGATACGCTCATAGGCTGTATTTGCTGTGATTCCTGTACCAAAACGCTCAAGGTACTGTACGTTTGCTGGGTCTTTCATCCATAAAATAACATCGCTCTTCTTCTTGCCTGCAAGAATCTGACGTGCTACATCATCAAAGCGAATCTTATCGTTAAGAATCTGCTCCCAAGCCTGTAAATGCTTTGCTTCATTCTCTGCTGCAACGATAGGAATACTACCAGTACGGTCACGACGAATGCTTTCAATCTCTAGTTCCTTAGCAGAGGCAAGAGCACGGCGTAAGTCGTCCTTCTGTGTTAACTGCTGACGAGAGATTGCACCGAAACGACCAGAGAATGGAGCAGGAAAATCATATCCACTGACAGTAACCTTGTCACGGCCTACTGGCTTTGACTTAATACCAGATGTAAGGGCTGCTTCTTGGCGACGTAGTTCTTCTACAGTGTTTTTTAGTTGCTTATGTTGTTCTAGTGTACGAGCAACTGAGTCAGTTACAACCTTAGGAGGATTATCAAAGTCGTACTTCGCATCCTTCAACTTAGATTCTAGTAATGCAATAGTGCGTAAACGGTCTTCAATGTTTTCGCGAATGTTTGCAATGTTTTTAGTTGGGTTAGATACACCCTTAACCCAGTCATTAATTCTATTGACATTGTTAGTGTTGCGTGTCAAAGCATCCATTGTTTCGATACCAAGTTCTTTGAATACACCAAAGAGTGATACATCTCCCCATGCACGTAGTGCAGAGTCACGGATAATGTTGATTGGATATCCAGCACGTGCCAATGTAAAGCCACGCCATAGTCCATTGAACTCATCTGCTATAAACTTACCGCCTAATAGCAGGTTTTGCCCAAGTCCCGCTTGAGCTCCGTACTTAGTAGAGTAACGTTTGAATGCCGCATCTACCTCTTTAGCGTTGATGATATTAGAACCATTGGCTAATTGTGTAACAAGTACAGGGTCAGAGATGATTTCACCTGATTCATCAATGAAGTAGGCGTTATCCAGTTCTTTTGCTGTTTTTGCCTGAGATACTACCTTACGGTTCTCTCGACGGTAGATACTGATAACTTCATCAGCAATCAGTGGGGAAACCCCATACTTAGCAGCAGAACGCTGGATAAGTGTGTCATTGAAAGCCTCAACAAAGTTGAACTTGTCAATCTCGTTAGGAGAGTTGATAAAGTCATCCAAGAATGTACGCGCCTCTTCAGGCATAATCTGCTTTGCTTGTACAGCAGCACGAATGTTTGTACGCACACGCTCAACTGCCATTAGTGGCTCATTAAAGTTAACTGTTCCACGAGGAGATTCATCTGTTAAACGCTCAATAAAACGAATTGGCACAGATAGTGGGTTAGCCTGGTAGAATCCCTGTACAATTGAACCTAGCCCAGTCTCACGTCCTGCAATTTCTGTGCCTTCTAACTTGCGAGCTGCACGCTCTTTAGCAAAATCATTACGAAGGCGCTCTGCCCATGCAAACTTAGATACTGTGCGGTCAACCATACGTGTATCTAACTTAAGTGCATCGTTAACAAATGCTACTTCCTTACGAAGCGCACCAATCTCAGCCTCTACTGCTTCACGTTTATCCTTAAAGCGCTTGGACAGGAGCATCATATCATCTTTGAACTCAAAGTATACGTTGTACCCGTTGTCAACAGACTCAAGTGCTGACTGATAACGGTTAAGTTCAGCCCACTTGTCAGCACGCTTGACTGCAAGCTCCTGAAGTGCGCCGATGTCACCACGTCCTACACGAAGAACAAGTCCAATAACTTCATCTGTTTGGCCAGCTACAAGATTTGCGCCAATCTGTCCAATTTCATTACGAAATTCTGGACGTTGGATAACCGTTGCTGCGTCATTCTCACGATAAAATTTAAATACTGGTGTGTAAGGTGTAACTTCACCAGCAACTGTACGCTTAATTAAATCAACATCTGTCATTAGACGGTCTGCAATTAAGTCTGGGTTAGTGCCTTTAAATACGCGTGCACTAATTCCACCCTGTTGCTGAATAATTGGATTAACAAGTGCGCTGCGTGCGGCAGAACCTGCAAGTTTTAAGCCTAATATGTCAGGTCCTACGTTTGCCTCTAAGCCAAAATTAAGGATACCAGATGTGACTGCACCAATTCCCTTGGTTGTATCACCTAATGTGTTCCAACCTGTAATCTTTGCAGCAAACTGTGTAGTATCACGGCCAAAGTTGTAGTGTTCTTGACCTGTATCTGACTCAGAAAACTTAGCAGACTTCTGCAATTCCTTGTCGATAAAGTTAAGTGTACCAGATTCAGCAACATCACGCTCTGCTTTGCCAGCAAACGCTGCGCCAAGACCTGCTCCTGCCACTGCACCAACTGGTCCACCTAGTGCAAAGCCAGCAATACCACCAGCCACACCACCTGCTAGCATTGTTAAGCCAGCAAGAAGTCCCATGCCTGCATCTTTGTTAGATACATCACGAACGAAAGCATAATTAGAACGTACGTTTTTTGCACCAGCCATAAGTACTTTGCTTACTTTACCGTTGCTTGCCTTGTCAGCTTCAGCAACTCCGTAAGCAGTAGCACCAAGAAGTGCACCAGCACCAGTACCTACACCAGGAATTACGCTACCTAATGCAGCACCTGCAAGGATGCCTTGTGGCTTTCCTAAAACATTTCCAGCAGTAGTAAGAGATGCAACACGTGCCTTCTCTACTGCATCATTCCATCCACCAGGATTATCTGGTAGATTCTTTGCAACGTCAACAGTTACGCCAAATGGCAGACGGTTATTCTTAACGTTAGGTGTGTTGTTGTTTCCACCTACGCCATTAAGATACTTTTGGGTGTTACCAATGTATTCCCAAAGGCTCATAGAATGGTCCTTAAATACTGAACGTAGTCCTTTGTTCCTTGTGAGGAATCAGGCTGACTAGCCCAGAATTCAAGGACTGGTAACATGGTACGCATTTGCTCAATGTCAGGGTCTGCTGCAGGTTGTGGTAAGGAAGACAAGCCACTCATGTCAGTTACAGGTTGGTCAGGCAGTTCTGTTTCAGCAGTGATAGGAGTCAATGAACGCATTTCGCCCATACGTGCTGAACCAGCGTTGAAAGATGGAGCCTTAGTTGGAGCAGCAACACGCTGTTCGTTAGTAGCCTTGTTTTGTCCATAAGGCAAACCAGAATAATTTAGGTCCATACGTCCGCTCTGTCCATTACCACCCATAGGATTAACGTTGGCTTGATTGTATTGTGGGCCACCGTTTGGTCCTCCACGATTTTCTACAGCCATTGTTCCTCCTACTTGGTAAATTGCTCAAAGATATGAAACGGCGGAGCCGTCTCGTTATTGTTAAGTGCTGCAATTCGCATTGCATCTAGCATTGTAGTTCCTGCGTGTAGTGCTCCTACCGCAAAGTCTCCGCCAGAACCAATACCATAAAATCCTGTACTATTCATGCCAACTGAGAAATCAGAATCTATCTCAAAGATAGTTCCATTGATTCCTAGTAGGAGACTTAATTCAAACTTGTTGTCATCATCATCTGATGTTTTATTAAAATCTACGCCTGCTTCTGTAAGTGCTGATTTTAATGAAGGTATAATTTTATTAATTACAAACTCATATAAGTTTGCTTTAGCCTTGACTGTAACTAGTGGAGGCGTCCACCCATGGAGTACCACTTGCAAACAACGATAGTTACCAGCACCACTAATAATATAACTTCCACGTTCAACCGCCTTTATCATATCAGGGTGAGTATAAACTTTGCCACCAGCGTTAACACGACTGTCGGCGACTATTACACACTTATCTTCGTGCTGTACACCGATAACCGTTGTCATGTCCCCTACTTTCTTATCGCTTGCGTATTGTTCTTACGCTTGCTGTTGGTTGTCCCGTACCAGAAATACCTGATAGTAAACTCATAATGTCAGGCGGGCCTTGTTCAGGTGCAAGAGTAGCGCCTCCTGCTGGAGCGCCAGCGGGAACAGGGGACGGTTGCTCAACCGCTTGTGGTGCTCCAACAGGAGGAACTGGTTGCGGCTGTGGCGTAAAGACTTCTTCAATGACGTCCTCTAGTGCCTGTCCCTTTTGGCGTGCCTTAATGACAGCCGCAATCTGTCGCACAACTTCAGAAGCGTCCTGGCCTTGCATAGCCATCTGTGGTATCGCTTGAGAGAGTGCATTAATAGAACCGAGAAGCGATGCACGCATGCTTTCGATTTCAATCTTTTCTACTTCTTGTGTTACGTTAACTGTGAATGGAAGTTCACGCATTGCCATATCCTTGGAGATGAGTCCACCACCAAGTGCTTGCAACATAAAGATAAGTCCCTGTGCAGGGTTAAGTCCTGCCAACATACCGTAACGAACATCGGCTGAATAGTCGCCCTTAATATCCTTTACAGGATTGTATGTAATTTCGTATGGTGAGCCTGAGTCTACACCACGGATTGTTTTTTCACCTGGGAAAATTATTTCATCAACTTGGAAACAAAGTTGAATTACATCGCGCAGTGCTGATGCAAAGATTGCCTGTGCTGACTTAACCTGTGTATCAAAGGCTCCCATAAGAGCCTGTACACCCTGACCAGTAACAACTGATGCGCTGATGTTTCCTGTGCGTGATTCAGGGTAACGTGTACCAACACGCAATTCTTGACCAAGCAAGGTTTGTTCAGTAAACGCACCTGCTGGAATATTAAGTTCTACACGACGTACGCCCGCTGGATTTGCTGTACGAATAACAGCGTCGCCACCAAGTTGCAACTCCTGCACATCTTGCGGAAGTACAATAGGAGCCTGTACAGATTTCTCTGCAGCTTCCATTGCAAGTAACGCAAATCGGTTACGAAGTAACTGGATACCAAGGACATCGTCAAACTGTCCGCGTAGTTCATCATCAATGGATGGTTTACGTGCTACTACAACCATCATCTTACCCAATGGATTCTTAGCACGTGATAGTACTAGGTTGTCCTTTGTAGGGATGTAGATGACTGATTGGTCTTTGTCGTAGTAACGAATCATCTCAACTTGAGTATTTAAATCTTGCTTGTAGCCATAGCCACCTAACAAGGAATATTCGTACTCAGGGTATAATGCAACTAACTCCGCTAAAGATGTCATGTAGCGTTTTGCAAAGGCAATGCAGCGTCCGTAGCGGTCGAATTCTGGGTAAGCACCCACAGGGTTTTCTAGGCGGATGCGCGGCAACTTTGCTTCCTCATCCAATTCAATAAAGAATGGGAGGAAACCGTAAGTGATGTACCAGTCTGCACCTTGGTACATATGTACTGCAAGGTCAGAGTGTGAAAAATAATTAGAGGCAATACGTGTACGCTTGTCAGCAAATGAACGTGCTCTATCTGAAACAGAGTTAGCAGCCGAACAATTGACCGCAGGTAGTGGTGCCATAACTTCTGACAAGTCGCTTGCGACAACGTCAATAAAGTTTGCAACTACGTTAGCATCTACACCATCTGGAAAGAAATCAGGATAGACAGATGCAATGTTACCCTTACGGACCGAAAGAACGTCGAGGTTACGACCATCGCGTTCAGCGTTGCGGAAGCGAAGGTTCTCGACTCTTGCCGCAACTTGTTCGATTGATAATGCCATTATTTACCCTTAATTCTAGTTTTGTATAACTGAGCTTCTGCTGCACGCTTGCGTGCTTCTTCGGCATTCTTTGCAGCTGGAGTTCCTTTAGCTGGCATCTTTAATGCTTCTCTTGCTTTGGCAATGCCTTCTGCATTAATCTGTGATTGGCTTTTTGTTGGAGCACTTACAATCGGAGAGGCAGAGCCTTCCTTATAAATCTTTTCTACAGTCTTGGCAGTCTTAATACCAGAGGCAGTTCTTGTTGCTACTTGTGCTGCACGAGCAAGCCTTGCTGCTGCAACTATTGCTGCAATTGGTAGTGCCATGATTTATCCTAACTGTAAGTTTCTTGCCATTGTTCAGCAAATGCTTCATCTAAGTTCAATGACATGCGTTGTTGCTTTTGGCTTCTGGTTGCCCAGCGATTATTTTGGAACTGACCAACCTTGCTGCCTTGTTGCATTAATTCGCGGATGCGAATGATAGCAAACCATAAAGCCATCACGCAGTCAGTCGGGTTCTTAGTATCTGGCTTCCAAGTAATGAGTTGCTGTACAAGAGACTTGAGTCCCTCTGAGCCTTCGTTACTTGGTAGTTCGATTAAACCGTTGTCTTGATAGCGACCATCATGGATAGTACCAAAGAGGCTAGCCATAGATGCCACACCAAAAGATGTGTCCCATTTGTTCTTACCAGTAAAGTGTGAGTTTAACTGACAGCCATAACTTGCTAGGTAGTTACGCAGGTCAGTGTCCATAGCGTAGTACTTCTGGTGTGCGTTAATTTCCACACGGAACTCTTGAGGACTATACTTCTCAACCCACTCACGAATCAAAGCGTTCTCTTTTTGAGGAGTAGGGTCTGCCATATTGACGCAGTCAAGTACATAGATTGTACTATCATCGCGGTTAAGAGTTACAGCTACAAATGCTGAACGACCAGATACGGCAGGGTCAAAACCAATTACTGTGTAGGTCGAGCCTGCTCTGGACGGGTGGCCTGGAGCACCAGGTTTAAGCGGTCCACGCTTTCGCATACCGTTAACACATCCTGCAACTGCTGTTGGCGAGAATATGGAATCGGACTGGACGTCTTCTTGTTGGTAGACCATAGCCCAGACAGATGCCGCAACTTCAGAGCGGCGCGTAAAGAGCGAGGGTCCATCCCATTTCGGATAAAGTCCATTTTCGTCAGGCTCATCAATCTCGTTTTCCTGCATCGTGGTCTTAGGCCACAGCGTTCTCCAACTTTCAGGCTTCTCGTCAAACTGGAGTACGGCAGGCATTGCAAAGTAAGTAAAGGGTGACTTGCCACCAGACCACTGTTGAGGGTCACGTAGCATCTTATACAGGTCAATTGGTGCAACTCGAGTGCCAACGATAATTAATTTACCATGTCTACCAAGACGTGTAATAACTTCCTTTTGAATCCACTCGAGCTGCTTTTCCCACTCGTGGGCGTTTGAGCCCATGACAGCATCGTCGATTATAATCAGGTCAGCGCGAGCACCGTAAATCTGTGAGCCCATACCTAGGGCTTGGACCGTTGGGTCTTTTTCGCCAGAGTCGCGTCCTGTACCCAGGTAAATCATATCAGCAGACCATTGTGTTGAGTCCGCCTTATATCCCCCGTTAGGCCCGAAGGCTACTTGGAGTTTGGTGAAGGCTGGGTGGGAAAGTCTTGTCTTAATCGCCCCAAGGAACTTGCGGGCCATACCCTGTGTCTTAGATACGATAATCACACGGGCGTTAGGATTAGTTACAATCTTGTAAACGACGTAGTTAGTCGTAATGACCGTACTCTTAGCATGTTCAGGCGGTACGTTAATGAGAACACGGTTAGCCGCTCCTGGCTCGTAGGTCATGGCTGGGTCTAGCCAGCGGGGCTCACGGCCCTCAATCAAATCTACCCAGTCAAGGTGATGGTCAAAGAGCTTGGTATCTAGGAACTGCTTAGAGAAGTCGGGAAAGGAAATATCTCCCAGCTCCTTTAGGTCAGTCTTGATGCCTTTACCTTCGAGGCGAGCAGCCTCGGCACGTGCTTTGAACTCAGGGTCAGTTGCTGACCATTGGCGGAAGGCCACGTCTGAGCGACCTACTGAGGCCATAGCCTGGGTAATAGTGCTACCCTGACTCAGTTGTTGCAAGGCCTTCTCTTGCGCCTCGCGCTTAGGGATATTCTGAATCCCAGGTTTTCTACCCATCAGTTGTCCCCATCATTTACAGTCATTTAACGCTAGCCGATTAACGGCAGAACTTCCCCATATTATAATATATTATATTATATATAGGAGTCGCGGAGTCTTAAACGGAGCGACTCCGTATATGTATTATTATACATATAAGATAACCTGTTCAAATCGTAAAAGCGAACAACTTATATTAATATATTTTAAAAGTCCTGGTCAGGGCTATAATTAGGGGGTAACTGACCTATAGTGAGAGGGGGGTAAATATAACAGAAATTTTAGAGGGGATACTATAAGCCCCCCTCGAACACATTTTTAAGCATGTGGGGTCAAACAATTGTCGACAAATCGACATAGAGATAAGTCTATAAGTCGCTATAGAGATTTATCTATGAACCGACTATCCACAGACCTATCTATTCTCAGCCAACTCACAGTTAATTCTCAGAAAACTAGGGGGCTATAAACTCAGATAACTCTCAGACAATTCTCAGACAAGGTGTGATGCAAGTCACATCAGATAGGCTTGACAATAGGGGGAGAGTCTGCTATCATGCGCGACTTTCGCCCGCCCCAATTCTCAGCAAACTCTCAGACTAAGTGTGACCGACATCACAATAGGGTTGAGCGTGGCACGACTTGACATGCGTATCCTCATGGTGTATTGTTCTTCTTGTCATCAGATAGGGGGCTAACCCCCCAAAAGATAACACGACACGCGGATAGTCTGATAGACTTGACAAGTGTCAGAGAGTGTGATAGATTACTCTCAACAAGTGAAAGACCTCGACAAGTCGAGAGCGTCACCACTTGACAAGTCAATAGCGACATGATAGGCTCGACTCGTTACCTAGTAACAGCCCCTAGGGGGTGGGTAACACGACTCGATTGTGTCACTACTTGACAAGTCGCGTAGCGTAGGCTATACTAGGCTCATTACCTAGCGCGACACTAGAATAGGGAAATACCCTAGTCTAAGCATGAGAGAGGATAACGCATGAAATCGACCCTTGCGGGTCGGAATAGTATTGACACCAACTTCAATGGTATCACCGCACTTACTGTGCGAGTCACTAGCACACGCTTGGGCTCACGCGGTTGGCGGTTGAGCGACACTACACATGGCAAGGCTGTACGCCGTACACGCCCACGCCATGCCGTAAAGTCGAACATGCCTAAGGTTGAGCGCGTACTACCGACCCTAGACGACGACACCGCACTAGCGATAGTGCGTAACTTGACAACGGCAGACGCGTCTGCTACACTTAACCTCAACGTACACGACAAGTAGAATTACGCCACGCCCGATTGTGGGGGTAGGTCTAGGTTCGAGTCCTAGCGTGGCACGACTTGACAAGCCGTCAAGCCTATGGTAGGCTACGCCTATCATACTAGAGAGAGGTTAGACATGACACTATC